CTTTGATTCGGAATTTCGCGTAGCTTTCGACGCAAAAAATGGCGACGCCATTGAAGTCGAGATTATCAAAGACAGCTATTTGTGTACCTACCGGCAGCTTAGCAAGGGACAGCGGCAGCTATTAAGGCTGTGCTTTACGGTAGCCGTAATGGAAGCGTCAGCCAACAACATCGGATCACATTTTGATCAATTGTTTTTCGATGAGGCTTTGGATGGACTAGACGACGCTAGTAAGATTAAAGCGTTCCGACTATTCGAGTATTTGGCCGCTAAACACGGGTCGGTCTTTGTTATTGATCACGCTCCAGCATTTCAAGATCAATTTGAAAATCGATGGACGTTATCAACTACCAGTAACGGGAGCAAGCTTGATTTCACCTAAAGAACGCGGTCTTATTAAAGGGGCGATTCGCAGAGTGTTTAGCCGGTCTGAAACTCGATTAGCCGCATTAAAAGCCGCTATCGTCCCGCACTCGGACGTAACTAGGCCTAGGGTTACTAAATGGGCAAAATGCGCCATTTGTGGCAACATGGAAGCCGCCTATAAGATGAACGTTGACCACATCGATCCAGTGGTGCCAATCGACAAGACACTTGAAATGATGTCGTGGGACGACCTAGTAAATCGAATTTTTTGTGATAAAGAAAACTTGCAAACTCTATGTTTACCCTGTCATAGTGATAAGACGAAGCTAGAAACCAAAGCAAGGGCTAAGGCCCGGAAGGACAGAAAATGTCAGACGCAAAACTTATCCGAGGTCAAGTCCGTCAGATCACGAAAGAGATCCTTACGGATCTAATTGCTACCGAACTTTTTGCGAAACTTCAAGAAGAAAATATTAAGCAGTTAAACGAGATTGTTAAAATGGTCACCGAGCGGCTAGACCAAATTGAGCAGCGCTCTAAAGACGTCCAATCTTATATTATGCGAGAGATGGCCAACTCGTCTAACAAAGGCGACAAAGCATGAAACGACAGACAATTCTTGTAATCTCAGATTATCACGCTCCGTTTAATCACCCAGACGCAGTTCGGTTCCTTACGGCGTGTAAGGCTAAGTTTAAGCCCACTGAGGTCGTATGTATTGGAGACGAAGCCGATTTTCATTCGCTTAGCTTTCACGACAGTGATCCAGACCTTGACTCCTCCTCGGTGGAGCTTGACAAGGCCGTCGCTCAGCTTAAGCCGCTGTACAAGCTTTTCCCAAAGTGCACCGTGGTTGAATCAAATCACGGATCAATGGTGCTTCGTAAGGCGCTGGTGGCTGGGATGCCAAAGAAGGTTCTCCGTACTTATAACGAGATCTTAGAGGCGCCAAAAAGCTGGAAATGGGTGTTTGACGTAACTCTGCAGACGCCCTTGGGCCCCGTGTACTTCTGTCACGGCAAGAGTGGATCAGCCGGGCGCCTTGCATCTCTATATGGATGCAGTACGGTTCAAGGCCACTTCCACGAAAAGTCTCAAATTACTTACATTTCTACTCCTGAACGACTTATGTTTGATTGCCACACGGGTTGTCTAGCAAATGACAAGAGCCTGGCGCTGGGGTATAATAAAATTAACCCCAAGAGGCCCATTGTATCAATCGTAATCATTGCGAACGGCATCCCTCAGATCGTCCCCATGGTGTTAAATAAAACTAGCCGTTGGGTCGGACGCCTTTAGTTGACAAGCCTTGTCTGCCGCTATATTATTAGAGAATGGAAACTTTATTGCTGTTATTTGTCAGCGCAACAGTGTCCTATCACCTTCCTTGGGGGCTTCTTAAGTCGGAATGTTATGTTGAAAGTCATCACAATGTTATGGCGATTCATCACGACGACGGCAACGGGGACAGTCTTGGGGTGTGCCAAGTTAAGCTTAATACTGCTCGTATGCTCGGTTTTAAAGGAACAGCGCGGCAGCTTATGATTCCGGCCACTAACGTCCACTACGCGGCTCTTTATCTTCGAAAACAACTTAACCGGTACGGCCAAAACGTGCCCATGGCGGTGTCAGCGTATAATGCTGGAAAGTACCGCACCGGAAACTACCCTTATGTCAGTAAAGTGATGAAGGCTTGGAGAGATCAAAAGTGAGTATTACTCAGTTCAAGTTTATCGTGTTGGGTAAAAACTGGACCCTCCGTCTTATGAAGCGTAAAAAATACGCCAAAAAGAACGGAAGCGACAGCTTAGCTATGACCTATATTCACAAACGAAGGATTGATCTTAGTCCAAAAGGCGTAGACTTAGAGACCCTCATTCACGAGCTGGTGCACGCTTTTATCACCGAGTGTTGTACGCGCAGCACGGACATGAGTGTTGACGACATGGAAGAAGTGTTTTGCGATCTCATGGCCAAGCACGGGTCGGTGATTCTTTTAACCGCAGACAGCCTAATGGAACAGATTTCCAAAGCAAATCAAGAGCCTGCATGCTCCTCTTAGTTGCGTTAATAGCTTTTCCAACTATAGTAGGATTTTTAGTATCCTATATGATGAATACAGATCGTAAACACGATCGCGTGCGCAGAATGTTTTCAACTCGTCGAAAAATTAAGATTCTATGCTTAGCCCACGCAAAAAAGCTTAAGCGTGGACAAATCGCACTGCTCGACCCCAGCCGGTGTAAGAATTGCTTTGACAAGAGCCTCAAGAAGTGACAAAGTCGTATAACCAACCCAAACCAAGGAGTAATCAATGGCATTCAAACCTCTTCCTACCCTCGACTCAGACGTAACTATCGCTCTCGGCGGCGTCAACCGAAAAGACAATAAACCAAACCCAACCAGCGTTACGGGCTTTTATCTCGGAGCAAAAGAAGTTCCGAGCGCAATGTCCTCAACTGGTAAGTGTTTTGTTCACATTTTTCAAACCGAAACTGGCAACGTTGGCGTTTGGGGCAAGACTAATCTTGACCGCGCCCTCGCCACTGCTCCAAAAGGCATGCTTCTTCGTGCGACATACACGGGTCTTCAAAAAAACCCGCCAAAGGGCCGCAGTCCAGCGTACCTCTACTCGGTCGAAGCGGACGATAGCCAGACAATTGACGTCAACAGCATGGCTGCTCCGGCGGCAACTGACGAGTACTCGTCGGACTACTCCGACGACGTTGCGGACGATGTGGACGCTGAACCAGCTTACGCGGCTCCAAGAGCTCCAGCGACTCCCGCTCGAGCCCCGACGGCCGATCAAACTGCTCGCGTCCAGGCTCTTCTCGGCAAGCGTAAGTAATCACACAGACTTGGCGGAAGCGCTCTATCGAGGCTTCCGCCATCTTCTTTTATCCGGAGGACTATGCACAAAATTCTAGCGCGGTGCATTTTAGCGCCGTGGGCCGCAGAGGCGCATCCCGATCGTCGCAAGGTACTTGAAGGTGAGTTTACCGAGGAGCAGCTTCGTGAGTTTAACGAACATTTTTACAGCATCTACTACCTTCCAAACTACCCGGCCACGTATGCGGGTGGAACTGTTGACGGCTCTCACATCGATACGTTTAAAACGTGCTACGTGGACATGGACCTCAAAGATGGCCGGTGGGACCGCGCAAAATTTCTCCTACTACTCGCCTCGTTTGTACCTTCACGCGTCGTTGCGTCTGGAAACGGTATCCATGCGTATTGGTCAGTTCACGATCTTGATGCGCTTGGATTCCTCCGCTTACAACGCCGTTTGTGCCGTGCACTTAGCACTGATGAAGCGGTAGCCAAAATCTATCAGCTTATGCGCTTACCGGGCTACGTAAACGTCAAAAGGGAGGACAATTTAGCCCTATGCGAGGTGCTAGAATCTCACCCTGAGCGCGTTTATACGTCTGAACAGCTTTCGGACATGCTGCCGCCCATTACCGCAGCAGACGAGGCCTATTGTCAACAGCACTTTGATAAGACTTATAATCGTGCTTCTAGCGTAAAAGTCGACGACACCCTACCACTTAAGTTCTTGAAACTCATCAAAGATAATAAAGAAGTTAAAGAAATTTGGTCGGGCAATACGGGAGATCGAAGCCGTTCTGACCACCGGCTTGGGCATATTATGTTCGCTAGTGGGTTTATCCGGGAAGAGGCGATGTCTGTTCTGGTAAACTGCGGCAAGGCTCTTAGTCGCGCGCCTATTCACCGCGTCGGGTATGCTGAGGGTATCGTGGACAAAATCTGGACCTTTGAACTAGAGAAGCAGTCAAACTCTTTAGAGTTGTCCAGTTCAGTCCGGGACATCTTAAGCAAATCGGGGGACACCCTAAAAGGTACGCGTTTCCCATGTTGGAAGTACTTTGATGACACCGAGCATGGATTTCGCTTAGGCCAGGTAGTTGGACTTGTGGCCGGTGTCGGGGTCGGAAAAACCGCCGTAGCTTTAAACATGTTTATGGGGTTTGTGCAGAGCAATCCCGAGTACGTTCACTTCTTTGTCGCACTGGAGCAGCCGGGCGAAGAGATAGCAGACCGCTGGAGAACGATGTGCGCGGGGAATGAGGCCCTATATGATAAAGTTCAGATCTTATCAAACTACGCCCCAGACGGCTCCTACCGAAACCTATCCTTAGCAGAAATTGAGGAGTACGGGATTAAGTTTCAAGACCAAAGCGGCAAGAAGATCGGAGCCCTCGTGATCGATCACGTTGGTGTTCTTAAAAAGCAGAGTAAGGACGGAGAAAACCAAGGTCTCATGGACATCTTTCATCAGATGAAATCCGTAGCCATTCACCTCAATTGCCTCATGGTAATGCAGTCTCAGGCTCCCCGAGAAAAGGCGGGAATAGGTGACCTAGAGCTTAACAAGGACGCCGCGTATGGCTCCGTTTTCTTTGAGGCGTACTGCGACTATCTAATCACGGTTTGGCAACCCCTTAAGCGTGTCTACCGCGACGACGCCCCCACGGTGACGGCCTTCAAGTTCTGTAAGATTCGCCATAAGAACCAGAAAAAGGACAAGATTCAGGAAGACATCCCTTATGTGGTGTTCTATGATCCAGAGACACAGTTAATGCGAACGTTGACTCAGAACGAGGAGACGGCGGTGGCTCACTTCAATGCAAGGGCCACTAACTTACGCAAAAACGATCGAAAAACAGACCTAGTAGTGTACACTCGAATTGAGACCAACAATGGAAAAACTAACGACAATTCGGACCTTGCCAGAACTCCAAGCGCTAATCGCCTACCTGGCTGACAAAGATTTTCTATCATACGACACGGAGACTGATGGACTTACCAAGGAGTCACGCATCTATGGACTGTCAGTAGGGATCTCGGTTGATGAAGCGTATTACGTTGTTCTCCGGGAATGGCTTTCGGCTAGTCAAGAGTCGGTCGAACTGGAGACGGCGCTAGGCATTACCGATCTTCTGACGCTTATTAGCACTAAGAATCTTATCATGCACAACGGCGTATTTGATTGTTGGATGACTAACAACAACTTTAAGGTGGATTTGATAGACGCTTTGCACACAGATACCATGGCGCTTGCTCATCTTATTGATGAAAATCGTTCGGTCGGGCTTAAAGAGCTCGGAGTGTCCGTTTACGGAGAGAGCGCTAAAAAAGAACAAGTAGAAGTTAAAGAAAACGTGATCAAGAATGGCGGAAAGCTTACCAAAGATTGCTATGAGCTGTACAAAGCCGACGCGGCGGTGCTGGGAAAATATGGCGCAAAGGATGCAGTTCTTACGCTCAAGCTATTTTACCACCTGGTGCCGGAACTCTATGCGCAAGGACTAGAGCAGTTTTTCTATGACGACGAGACGATGCCCCTACTTCGCGGGCCTACGTACCACTTAAACACTACGGGGCTGCGCGTTGATCCGGACGCCCTTCAAAACTTAAAACAGACGCTAGAGGCCGAGTGCTTGGAAGCTAAGGCATTCATCTACCACGAAATTACTCCCATAGTAGCGAAAGAGTACCCCGCGACTTCTAAGCCCAAAACTTTTAACATCGGCGCGTCACAGCAGCTTTGCTGGCTTTTACATTTCAAGCTTGGAAACGACTTTAGCCTTTTAACCGAAGGCGGGAGAGAGCTTTGCTACGCGCTGAATCTAAAACCTCCGTACAGCGCTAAAGCAAGACGGGAATTTATTCGCGCGGTTGAGGACAACTACGAAAAAGTTTATTGCGAAGCTAAACTAGACCCAAAAACTGGCAAGCTTTCCCGCCCTAAAAAGGTTAAACGCCCCTGGGCGTACATTCAATGCGGGGCTAAAACCCTACCTGGAAAGCTAGCGGAGCGGTACAAGTGGGTCGCAAAGTACCTCGAATATGCTAAAAATCAAAAAATTCTTACCACTTACGTTGAGGGCATTCAGCGCCAAATGACTTATAACGTCATTCGCCCCAGCTTCAATCAAGCACGCGTTCCCTCCGGAAGGTACTCGTCTAGCGACCCTAATTTTCAGAATCTTCCGGCAAGAGACGCCTCAGGACAAAGGGTCAAAGGATGTATCATAGCGCGCCCTGGAAAGGTCTTTATCGGGGCCGATTTCTCTCAGATTGAACCCCGGGTGTTCGCCTCTCTGTCAGGCGATAAGCGCCTTATGGACTGCTTTAGCTCAGGCGAGGATTTCTATTCGGTAGTCGGCATGGCCGTATTCGATAAGCACGATTGCACCGCCATTAAAGACGACATAGAGTCTTTTGCGAAGAAGTACCCAAAGCTGCGCGCCCTAACCAAAGAATTTACCCTAGCCACGGTGTATGGCACCACAGCCCCGCAGATGGCGGCCTCGTTTAAGGGTCGGGTAGGGATAGAAAAGACTGTGGATGAGGCGCAGGAAATCATTGACGATTATTTAGCCAAGTTTCCACAGGTGCACGAATTCATGCTGGCAACGCACGAGCAGGTTAAAAAAGAGGGGCGTGTTGTCAGCGCGTTAGGACGCGTTCGAAGGATGCCGGACGCCACGCAGATTTCAGCCATATACGGGAAGTCGTCTCACGCTAAGCTTCCATACGAAGCCCGGAAGCCGCTTAACCTGTCGGTAAACTTTAAGTGTCAAAGCTACGCGGCCTCTATTATCAACCGCAGCGCCGTCAGGTTCCTTGATTTGGTTAAACAAGCAGAAATTAAAGACTGTCGGCTGGTGTTAAACGTCCACGACGAGCTTGTGGTGGAATGCTTAGAGCAGGACAAGCAAGACGTTGGCGACTTGCTAAAGTACGCTATGGAAAACACCTGCGTTTTAAAAGGGGTGGCGTTAGAGGCTAATCCAATTATTGCCTATAATCTCAGAGACTTAAAATAAGCTTGACGAGTTTAGTCGGGTACTATAGTCTTAGATTAAGTCCAGATCGTTAGCAGGCAACAACAAACAGGAGTAGTTATGAACCAAGCACAGAACGTTAAAGACATCCTCTCCGCCATCGCTTCCGTACGTCTCCGCGCCACCGAAGCTTTAGCTGCTGGTAGCTTGACCGAGTACTCCAGCCTTATGCTCGATCTTCTGGCTTTAGAGCGCTGCCTGGTGTATCAAACGCAAGCAATGATGGCCGCTTAATTATTTAACATTTAGTACTTGCATTTACTAACTAACTGTGGCAATGTTTAGGAATGAACTCATTTATCTCTAAACTTAAAAAACTAGGTCTCTTCGCCTTAGCCTTCATCCCTTCGCCTTTGCCAATTGGCATGACGGAGTTCGATGTATGGGCTAAGAGCGTTTTGTCTCTTACCAAGCTCCCAGACAACGATTCCACTCGGTTTACGCTCGCATCTATGATCCCCCATCAAAAAGTGGATCGTTTTTATATCTCTAAGATTACTTTTGCTAACATGATTAACAAAGCCGCGGCGAATCAAATCGGCGGCGCTGTTATGCAAGAGCTTAAGGCTAAACAACTAGTAGCTATTGAAGCCGCTAAACAAGCCGAAGCTACGGCCCTTAATGGGGCTCCAAGTGGCATTAACGGGTAAAGATAAAGCTCTTAAAGACAAGTGGTACGCCAAACTTAAAAAAGAAGGCTTCAACGACATTGAGTCTGATGAAGACAATCTAAAGCGATGGGATCACATGTATTTCGTTGCTCGGCATACTAACTTTGAGACTAAGAGCAACCCGAAGCTCGGAGGGGCGTCAACTTCAACATGGAGCGGCCTCGCGTTTACGTCCAGACAAGAGTATTTTCAGTTAGCGGGCGTATTCCTTTACGAGCACCGGTTTGAGACCGAAACCGACAGGTTGGTCTGGGAGCTGCATTCTTCCGGAGAAACTGCGGTTGGAGTCTACCGGGCACTAAAGAAAAAAAATAAGAAAATCGGTTTAGGAAGCGTTCAAAAAGTTATTAAACGACTCTCAGAAGTAATGGTGAGCCAGTGCCTACCCAAAAAGATCTAATTTCGATTCGGCCCTATAAAGAAGAAGATCGAAGCTTTGTTCTAGCTTGCTGGCTCCGCGGAATCTACTACGGAAACACCTTTTTCAGCGACATTCCGAAAGGAACGTTTATGCTGCACTACCACACCGTGCTAGAGCGGTTCTTGAACAACCCTAACGTTAGCATTCAAGTAGCCTGCCTTAAGGACGACGCAGACGTGATCTTGGGGTACAGCGTGTCCCGGCAATCTAAGGGACAAGTAGTCTTAGACTTTGTTTTTGTTAAAAAAGCTTGGCGTCAAATCGGCATCGCCAAAAGCTTAATGCCTCCAAACCTTAGCGTGGTGACCCACCTCACTAAAATTGGAAAGGCTCTCAAACCAGCCGGTGTCATTTTTAACCCGTTCGTCTAATTAGGAGAACACATGTCAGAAATCAAGCTCGCAAAACCCGTTCGTACCGTCGAAGACATCCGCGCAGAGTACACTAAGCATTGCAATAAGGCCGGACACTGTTCCTACCAAATTGAGGTCCTTACTCGGGATCTTAATCTCCTTTACACTCAAATGAGCGACCTTAACCTCGAGGCAGCGGCCGCTTCAAATAAGAAGGAAGAAAACTCAAATGCGTAAGGTTCTTGAAGCCGCCTTTCACCAAACTGTTTTTGTTAAAGAAATTGGACAACTGGAGCGGACGGTGTCTGTCACCTCCCCTACCGGAGCCAAAACTATTGAGTACGAGATGTGGGTTGACGGTGATTACCTATGTATGAAACTCGCTCGCAATGGAAAGACAGCTGAAATCATGGTTCCGTCCGCCAACGTGATTTTCATGCTTCTTGCTCCAGAGGAGCCAAAAACTCAATCGAAGCCTAAAGCATGAAGCGTATCGCCCTACCACAGGGAGTCAAGGACGACTCCGGAGCCTTCGTTAAGGTCCTCCCACAGGCCCCAGAGCCAGTGATCACGGACATTAGCCTTGACGACATCCACGAACGTCAGCTGCTTATCCTCCATCGGGAAGTTAAGCGGCTGACAGAGCTCTCCGCTCAAGAGCTACTCAATAAAGACCAAGGGGTCGCGTTCGAACGTTGTGTTAAAATTCTCCGAGAGTTTAAAAAAGAAGAGCGCGAGCACCTGGACGCTTTGGACGACGCAGACCTAGAAAAGCTTGAGGACGAATGATTATTTCAAAGGGAGCCGCGTCCCGTGCCAAGGAACGCCGCGCCGCCAAAAAAGCCGCGTCAACTAACGAGATTCCTTTGGATCTCGACCCTGCCTTTTCTAAGCAAAACGCGTTTATAATGGACAAGAGCCGTTATATCGACGCGCAGTGCTCCCGAAGAGCGGGAAAGACTAACGGACTAGCCATACGCTTTTTTCAAACCATGAAGAAGTACCCAAAGTCCCAATGCGTATATCTCTCCCTAACCAGAGACTCCGCACGAGAAATCATGTGGCCGGTGCTTCAAGAGTTAAATGAAAAGTACCGACTAGGATGCACGTTCGTAGAAACTAAGCTCACCATGACCATGCCGAACGGCGCGAGACTAGTCCTCGTTGGTGCAGACATGAAGAACTTTATCAAGCGCCTCAAAGGCCGAAAGCACCCCGGTGTAGGAATCGACGAGGCGCAGGACTTCGGAACTCATCTGCAGTCCTTGATAGACGAGGTCCTCACGCCATCCATATCCGACTATGAAGATGGGTGGCTCGCCGTCACCGGAACACCGGGCCCCGTCCCTCAGGGTCTTTTCTTCGAGATCACTCAAAACAAGCGGTATGGTTACTCGCATCACGAGTGGACCCTCCTTGAGAACCCGTACATGCCAGAGCCTGGGCGCTTTATCGATGATCTTAAGAAGAAGCGGGAGTGGGACGACAATCATCCAACTCTCCTCAGAGAATGGAAAAACAAGTGGGTACTTGACGTCGAATCCCTCTGGATTCGTTATAAGGAAACTCTTAATCATTACGAGGCCCGCCCTAAAGAGAAAAAATGGAATTATATCCTAGGGATAGACATCGGCTTCAAAGACGCCGACGCCCTAGCTGTCCTCGCTTGGTCTGAGGAAGACCCCTGCACGTATCTCGTAGAAGAACTCATTACTCCAAAGCAAGGATTAACGGAACTCGTCTTACAGGTCCAGGGTATGTATCAAAAATATCCTATCGTCAAGTCAGTTATCGATGAGGGCGGACTGGGTAAGAAATTAGCTGAAGAAATGAGACGCCGGCACGCCATCCCGGTGCAGCCCGCGGATAAGGCCCGGAAGCAAGAAAACGTAGAGCTTCTAAACGATCACCTTCGAAGAGGTCTTTTTAAGGCCAAGAGCGATTCTAGGTTCGTTTTGGATTCCTATCTGGTTCAAATTGCGTGGGACAAATCCTCTCCGGATAGGATTGTCGTTAAAAAAACACCGCACAGCGATATTATAGACGCGGTTTTGTACGCCTTTCGTGAAAGCCCGGCGTGGTCTAACCTGCCCTCAAAAAACGCAGAGCCGGTGTGGGGTTCTCAGGAATGGGTCAGAAAAGAACAAGAGCGGATGTGGGAGGAGGCCAGTCAGCACTTTGCGGATAAAGCTGAGGAAGAACGACAGGCCGCGGGCCTCGGATTCTCCGATTAGGCTAAAACCCTTAAAAATCATTAAATATGGCCAAAAATATTCAAGTTTAGGCCCCTTTTTAATGAAAAAAGGTGTTTCTGACAAAGTAGGAACGTAAAGCCCTACCAGGAACCAATCAGATGCCCCTACTTCCTTTCCTTAAGAACAAGCAACGTGACGCCAGCGTCGTTGTACAGCACAACCGGACGCCCGATGAGGGCTCTGAGAACGAGTCAGATAGCCACTCCGCTATCCACGCCGCCGCGCAAGACATCCTTCGCGCGATTTCTGACAATGATGCCGCTCACTTAGCGTCTGCTCTGCAAGCCGCGTATGACATCTGCAGCTCCACCGAAACTGAAGGCCCCGGCCTAGAGGAAGATACCTAATGTCCATGTTTAAAAAGAAGAAAATACCTGCGGATACGAAAGCAGTCTCCGAGGACATGCTTTCCCGTAAGCCGTCCTCGCTTCCGATCGCGCTCGGAGTTCAAAAACAAGCTAAGCGGGGCAAGATGGCTCCCGTAGGCCCGCTGCCTCAAGATCACGAGATGGAAGAGCCCGCGTCTATCGCCGAAAAGATTCGCGGTAAAAAAACTATGATGGCCGACGGCGGCGTGGTCGACCTTGAAGAGAATTCTGAAGAATCTCCTAATGATTTTGATGACTTGAACGCAGAGGCTGCAAATAAAGAACAGTACGACGATTCTCAGCTCTCTCATCAACCGCTTAGCTCTGAGGGGCGCGAGATGGAAGACGAGCTTGACCGGTCCGTAGTGTCCGCGATTCGCCGTAAGATGGCTTCTAAGCTGGGGTCCTAATGACTTTACCAAGTGCCAAGGAAATCGCCAAGCTGGCAACAGCTTGTCGTAAGGCAGGAATCAGCACGTTTAAGGGCGGCGGGATTGAGTTTACGCTCACGGACACTATGCCCCCCTCCAAGCAGTCTAAAAAACAGCTCCAAGCGTCTCCTAGCTCGTCTAATGACACCATAGAGACCGATGAGCCTGGGTATGAGGCTCTTTTGCATTGGAGCGTCACGCCTAGAGACGACGAAGAAGAAGACAGGACCGAGCAATGAAGGTAAAGGGAGTTCCTACCGGGGGCAATAAAGTCACTTTTAAGACGAAAGACACCAACAAGTCTAACGTCCAGCTATCGGCTTGGTGGAAAGCCAAAAACGATCGTGAACTTGAAGGCCAACTCCTTGGCTCGGCTGCGTTTCTAAAGGAAAGTCAGTCTTATCGATACCGTCAAACTGGACTTTTCGCGCGTCTTTACGGAAACGTCTCTCTAACTAATACCGTGGGAGCCACCACCGCTAAGACGGACACAGCGAGCGGCCTTGCTGCCGACCGTCCCACCTTTAACTTAATTCAGTCCGCAACGGACACCCTCGTATCGCGCATCTCTCAATCTCGCCCCGCCCCGGTGTTTCTGACAGACAACGCGGACTATAAAGAGCGCAGATTAGCTAAACAATTAAACAACTTTATCCTCGGCGAATTCTATCAAACCCGAACGTACGAAAAAGCCACGCTAATTCTACGAGACGCGCTCGTCACCGGCACCGGTGTGCTTAAGGTGTATGAAGGCCCAGACAAAAAGGTAGTCGTAGAACGTATCCTCTGCACGGAGCTCCTAGTAGATCCCAATGAAGCCCTCCACGGCGACCCCCGGCAGCTCTATCAGTTGAAGCTAATCGACCGCGAGCAGCTTAAGGAATCTTTCCCTAAATACAAGAACGAGATCGAAAAAGCTGCAGCAGCTTACCCAGACTCTTCAGCGGATAGCTCTAAGACCGTTTCTGACCTCGTTATGGTGGTTGAAGGCTGGCACCTTAAGTCAGGTCCGAACGCCAAAGACGGGCGACATACGATCGCCACCACCGGCGGGGTGATCTTTGACGAAGAGTTTACTAAGGATAAGTTTCCTTTCGTGTTTCTCCATTACTCGCCGCGCATGCTTGGATTCTGGGCGCAGGGATTAGCTGAGCAGCTCATGGGCACGCAGCTTGAAATTAACTCCCTCCTTTACACTATTTCTAAGGCCATCAAACTCGTTGGTGTCCCCCGAATCTTCATTGAACAAGGCTCTAAAGTCGTCAAGTCTCATATGAACAACGAGATTGGCACCGTAATCACTTACCAAGGAACCAAGCCTAGCTATGAAGTCGCCCAATGCGTCCCACAAGAGCTGTACGCTCAATTGCAGCGCGTTATCGACTACGGCTACCAGCAGTCGGGTGTCAGTGCCCTTGCGGCGTCTTCTTCAAAGCCGGCTGGACTTGACAGTGGGGAGGCAATCCGATCATACGACGATATTTCTACGGATAGAATGGCCACTCTATCTAAACGTTATGACACCGTTTTTATCGATTTGGCATACCTGGTTATAGACTGCGCCAAGGACATCTGCGAAACCGAAGGAGCCTATCAAACGGTTTACCCGAATGATAAAGCAGGAGGCATTAAAGAGATTGACCTTCCCGCTGCCGACCTATTAAACGACCCGTTCGTCATCCAGTGCTTTAACATGTCCGCCCTCCCTAGAGATCCGTCGGGTCGCATGGCTAAGGTTACGGAAATGATTCAAGCGGGCATGATCTCGATTAAAGAAGGTCGCCGACTCTTAGACTTCCCGGACCTGGGTCAAATGGAAAAGCTTGCTAACGCGTCCGAAGAGCGGATCTTTCAAATCCTAGACAAAATCGTTGAGGACGGAGAGTACACTCCGCCAGACACGTTCATGGACCTTCAATTGGCCACGGAACTCACCACGCAGTATTATAACCTGTACGTCGGCTCCAAGCTTGAAGAAGAGCGCTGCCAGATGCTTCGTGACTTCTTTACCCAAGTTCAGTCCTTTACGCAGCAGGCAGCCGCCCCTCCTCCAGGAGCTATGCCGCCTCCAGGAGCTTCCCCAGCCCCAGGCGGTGCTATGCCAGCCGCCGCCCCTCAAGCCTTACCGCAGTCGCCTTTGGTTCCCAATGGGAACCCAGGCGGGGCTGCTTAAAGATTGGGCAATAAGCCCAAGTGCCGCCCACTATGGGCATAAGTGATTGTAAACAAAGGAAGAAACCATGAACATCGTACCTAAAGGCCCTACGGGTCAATTGTCCCAGCCTGCCGCTCCAAGCTCCCAAGCACAAGACTCTCGCGCTCGCGCCATCTCTAAAATAATGGGCAGCACGGTGTCAGCTCAAGCCGAGCAACCCGTTCAAAACGCCACTCACGTTGGAATGGAAGAGCTCCCTGCGCTTCGGCAGTCGAGCGGTTCGGACACTAATGAGACCCCAGCCGCTTCCGAAGAAATTGTGGAGCAAAAGGCTAAAGAAGATCCTTTATCGTCTCAGTACGCCACACTTGCGCGTAAAGAGAAGGCGCTCCGCGCTCAGATCCAACAGTTTCAGGCTGAGAAGGCTAAGCATTTGGACGAGCAGAGCCGCTATAAGGCTCCAGAAGTCGACTATAACAAGTATATTGAGCGAGACCGGATTAAGTCTGACCCAATGGCCATCTTTGATGAGCTGGGTCTTTCCTACGACGAGCTTACTCAGGCTGTCCTAGGCCGTAGCCAGGTTCAGACCGATCCGCGAGTCACCGCTCAAATAAGCCGGATGGAAGCAGAGATCAAAGCCGCTCGAGAAGATGCCAAGTCACTTCGAGATGCGCAAGAAGGAAGCCAGAAGCAAGCTTACGACCAAGCGGTCGCTAACATTCGAGCAGAAACCTCCAAGCTGGTGTTTACAGACCCTAACTTTGAGATGGTAAAAGCCACTAACTCAGTCTCCGACGTTGTCGAGCTGATTGAAACTACGTTTAAGACTGACGGTGTCCTCATGACAGTTGAGGAAGCTTGTCAGGCTGTTGAAGAGCACCTTCTTGAGGAAGCAATGAAGCTCACGAAGGTTAAGAAACTTCAGCAGAGACTAGGCCAGTCGACGGCCACCCCTCCAGTGAATAATACGAAGCAGCCACAAACCACGTCCAACCAATCAAAAACGCTAACGAACAACATGAGCGGTCAACGGCCAATGTCGGCCCGCGAAAGAGCTCTAGCTGCATTCGAAGGCAAGCTTAAAGGTTAACTAAACGTGTCCATAAAATGGTTTATGGATATGTATAGGTACCCAATCAAGGAATAACAACAATGGCTGCTGTATTTGCTAATAGTTCAAACCAAATTGCTGCTCTAAAAGAGCTGTACACCGATGACAAGGAGTACATGAAGGACCTCGTTTATAAAGAGAACCCTTTTCTTGCTCTCGTTCCTAAGAACGAATCCCCAGACGGCTTCGCGGGAAAATATATCCCCGTTCCTCTCGAATACGGCGTTCCGCAAGGACGCTCGCACACGTTTACGAACGCTCAAGGTAACCAAACGGCTACCCAACTCGCTTCGTTTTTCGTGTACGTGATTCAAGATTACCAACTGGTCACCATCACCAACCTCCTTATGGAACAAACGAAGACTAACGCCGGTGCGTTCGTCGACGGCGCTAAGCTCCAAATGGACGGTGGATTTCGCAACGCGACCAACAACATCGCATTCGAACTCTTTTCGGACGGCACTGGCGCTCGCGCGCTCGTCGCTTCCGCAACGAATCCATCGGGCACGACGTACATCATCACGATCGATAACGTAAACAAGATCGTGTTTTTCGAAGTCGGCATGACCCTTGTCAATTTCACCGTTTCTGGCGGGACGATTACTGTGGGATCGACTTCTACGGGTTTGATCACGAAGGTTGACCGCGCTAACGGCCTTGTCACCATCGTGGCTACTGCCTCGGATGCTGGGTGGTCGACTATTAACACTTCGATCGCTGTTCAGGGCGACGTGGTTTCTGGTGCGTTCTCCCAAGGGGCAGCGCTTGCCCTTTCGGGCCTCGCTGCCTGGATTCCTAAAGTTACTCCGACCGCTGGAGAAAACTTCTGGGGTGTCGATCGTTCGGTCGATCCTACGCGTCTTGCCGGTCTCCGGTATGATGCTCGTTCGTTCACGATCGAAGAAGGCTTGACTAATGCTCTCGCTTTCCTCAATCGCGAAGGCGGCAAGCCAGACCTCTGCATTATGGACTTCGCGTCCTACGCAGCCCTGGTGAACAGCCTTGGAGCGAAGGTTCAGTACGTTCAAGTCAATCATGACGAAGTTGAAGTCGCGTTTGAAGGTATCACCTTTCAATCGGCTTATGGCCGCGTCACGATTCTTGCTGACCGTAACTGCCCTCCACAAACTGCCTACCTTCTCACGATGAACACGTGGAAGCTTCGGTCGCTTGGTAAGGTTCCACACATCCTCACGTACGGAATGGAAGGCCTTGAAGGCCTCCGCGTCGGAAATGCGGATGCGCTCGAAATTCGGATCGGTTACTATGGTAACCTGGTCTGTGCAGCTCCCGGCTGGAATTGTGTCGTTTCCCTTTCGGCCTGATTTCAACTAGTTAGCTAAGTTTGGGGATGTTAGCCTTATGGGTTGACATCCCCTTCTTTTTGTCCGACACTTAAGCTATGACATCTTCCTGCTTTGGAGAACCTACGGAAGTCTAACAAAGCTGCCTAAGTAGCCCCTAGATTAACTTCTAGGGGCCTTTTTCATTTTAGCGATTGACAGGAGGTATGACGAAATATACTCTGTAATGAGGAGTAACTTATGGAACAAA